GCAGCTTAAGAATTCTAGTGCTAAAACACGTAATGATCCTAATAGCAGAATACGCCAAGCTCGTAAACGATGGAAGTGTTCATAATGGCTAAACGTACACATGGAGGGCCGCGAAAACGTGGATACGGAGGGGCAAAGTATTCTGAAGAATCAGATACTAGAAAACCTAAACTTACTCAATTAACGCCAGAGCAAAATCAAAGGCGAGAATTTGAATTACGTATGCGCGAAGAAGATGCTTTAAGACAGCAATTAATGGCTCAAATAGAGTCGGATCATTCTTTTTTTAATCCTATACAAGCCCTGAAATTACGCAGCCCAAAAGGGAAGGCTGAGTATGAGCCTAGAGGTTCTAGGCAATACAAGGATGCACAGATTGCGACTCAAGACGCACTTGTGCGTAGTGGCTTATCACGAGAAGAAGAACAACGGATGCGCAATAGACTAAGACAAAAACGTGGTGGAGCTACATAATCATGGCTAAACGTGGATTGTATGCAAACATACATGCTAAACGTAAACGTATAAAAAGTGGATCTAACGAGAAAATGCGAAAGCCTGGAAGTAAAGGTGCTCCTACGGCTAAGGCTTTTGTAAAATCTAAACGTACTGCTAAGAAACCTAAATAGGAGAAATCTAATGCCTAACGTCGGTGGTAAGAAGTTCTCATATTCCAAGGCAGGTCAGAAAGCTGCCAAGTCCTACGCTAAGTCCACAGGAAAAACTGTTACTAAGCGTAAGCCTAAACGTAAATCCAAATGAATAAGACAACCCAACCCTCTAAGCCCACTACGGATAGTGCTGTCCAGAAAGACGCTCTTACAGCGGATGCACTAGTACAGCTTATCCAGGGATCGTCTGATGAAACTAAGAGTCTTATGGCTAAAGCTCTTGGTGTATCGACAGTTACGAAGAAACGCCGTAAGGGTAATATTGACGCTCTCCAGAATATGCGTACGTTTGGAGAAGCCTATCACGGTGAGGATTTTGTGCCTGTAGCTCCAGAGGCAATCGCACTTAAAGGTGAGCGTGCTGTAGAGCTGTGGCAGAAGAAATGGAAAGACGGTAATCAACTAAGCAGCACGGGTATTGAATACGATGACGATTTCGAGGCTTTGGCTCTAACAGCGAGTGAGTAAATATGACTCCGCAGACTATATTAGATATAGCATTACGGCGTGCAGGTTTGACGGTCACTAACCAAACGTATCGTGATAATGGTATAGATTATGCAAATATGGCAATGGCAGAGTTACTAGCTATGCCTTGGGTATTTAGACATAAGCAAGGTACGTTTACAACGTCTTCTGGTACGTCTGAGTATGATCTAGCATCTGATGTAGCTCATACTAGACATTTTAAAGATACAACTAATGACAACCCGATTAAGATTGTAACTGAGAGTTATATAGATGAACTAGACATAGACAGGTCAGAAACTGGCGATCCTAGATTTTTGTTCTTCAGTGGTGTGAACGAATCCTCTGATGGCGAATCTCAGGTTACTTTGTATCCTCAACCAGACTCTACGGCTACTGTGACTTACGAATACGTAGCTAATGTGCCTGATATTACGACTACTAATCTTACTACTAATTATGACATCTACGCTCCTGTATGGTTTCAAGCTGCTGTGATTCATGGCATATCAGAATTATATCATTCTGAAAAAGGCGATCCAGATGGAGCAATCAAAGAAAACGAGTACAAACAAAGTTATGTACAAACAGGGTTAATGTACAATCGTAACTCTAGTTCAGACCGTAAATTCCGTATGGGACGTAGAGACTCTATGTCTGGCCAGTTTAACTTCGTAGTTCGTGAAGGATCATTACAGGTAGCTTCATAATGGCGATACAAGCGGACGGTATTCAATTTGGCCCGTGGCAGACAGTGAATTATTCTGTCCCTGCCATTGATCTGGAACCTAATGTGTTGTCTAGGATTGAAAATATGTACCTAGATAACGCTGGATCATTGAATACTCGGCGGGGAACAGCGAAGTACATATCTAGTGCTTTGTCTGGTTCCCCGTCTGTAGTGGCTACGGGCAAACAAAGATTTAGCGCGTCCTCGAGTGCAGTGTTTGTTATTGCAGGAACTAAGCTCTATGAGGATGTAGATGGTACCTGGACAGATCGTACAGCCTCGATTACTATTACAGCACACATAGATAAGTATTGGGTTACTACTAATGCAGGTGGGACATTAATAGGAGTCAATGGTATAGGCAATGATGCACCTATTAAGTGGACTGCTGCTGGGGGTAATATAGCAGCCGCTGGTATGGGATCTAGTGGTGTTACTTCTGCGGATTCGACTATATTTTGGGATAATAGACTTTGGTATGTCAGCACCAACCAAGGTGAGCGGTTAGCTCATTACTCTTCAACCACAGATATAACATCATTTGGGGCTAATGATTATTATATCACAGATGGCCAAATCACAGGTGTAGCACCCATTAAGAGCTTCCTAGGTCTCCATAATGAGGATGGCATTTGGGGTTTGTTTCCCACGGGTAATGCTGACATACCATATAGTATACAAAGACGCGCTGACCGAGGGACAATATCTAGGCGTAGCTTAGTCACTGATGAATTTGGCAATCAGTTATTCATGCGGCGTGATGGTATATACGAATGGGGAGGATCTGAACCGCCTCAAAAAGTATCGGGTAATTTTGATGGATCAGAGTTTTGGGAAAATATTAATAAAGACAGATTAAGCTATAGTTTTGCGCATCTAGTGACTTCAGACGACCAAGTATGGTTTTGGGTGCCATATGGTACTAATCAACAGTATATGAATGTCGCTATAGTATGGAATTACAAACTACGTCAATGGGTAGGTGTGTACACGGCAAACACTCGTATTTGTGGTGCGTATTTTAATGACTTACCACATTTAGGAGGAAATGCTGATGGGTTGTTGTTTAAACATAACACAGGGACTAATGACGCTTCGTTGGCCTTTACAGTTAAAGCTACTACTGCTGCTACGCCTCCTGTGTCCGTGGCTACAAGAGTTAGATGGTTATATGCCAGACATGAGTTCAACGCTGCTGACGTAGCATATGATACATCGGTGTATCAAACAGGTCCAGGAATTGTTACAAAAGGTGATACGTTTCAGGTTGGAGATCCTACGGATGCCTTGGTAACAGAATTTACTATAGGATCTTCGAGTATTAGATCGGCAACTACAGCATTTGTAAATGATACTGATTTACATGGGTATAGTCCTGTGAGTCAGATAAGATATGAAAATAGCACACTAGATCAACCTATTACAGTACGCCGCTCGATGTTAATGTATAAACCCATCGGACCAGAAACTGTACGTAAGCTAGGAGTACACTAATGGCTACAGGAAGTTTTGGAGGACAGTTACAGAGTGCTATATCTAGCAGACTAACGGCAGATCCGTATGAGAAACGCCGCCAAGCTGCTATGGGAAGTTACCAGGATCAGGCAGAGAAATCTCGTAAGGATCTATCTGAGCGTTTGAATAGACTCGGTGTATTACGTGGGGGTGGAGCTACGGCTTCGCAATTTGGGGAATTTGAGTCTGGTGTACTTAGAGGTCAACAAGCCTTAGACGCTCAGTTTGAAGCTCAACGTGAAGCTGGTGTAGGGCAAGCTATACAACAAGGGCTTGGTTTGTATGGTACGGATCAACAGTTTGGATTAGCAGGTAGGCAGCAGACTGAAGCTGAACGTATGGGACAGTTCTCTAGGGATTTAGGTACTAGGGAGTTTTTGTCTCAGGATGCTCTAAGACGTGATCAACAACGTGAATCTGAGAGGGCTGCACTAGCTCAAGAAGGTATGCAACGTGGAGCGTTAACTGGCATCTACGATGGGCAAAGGACTTTAGATCAGCAGCGTCAAGATTTAGCATATCGCACAGGATTAGCTCAGACATTTGGTACTGATCTTGGAGGCGATGATACAACAAGGCAAACTGAAGCTCGTAGCCAGCGTTTACAACAAGAAGCGTTTCAACGTGCAGGGCTTACGGGGGCACTTGGTGATGATAGAACTCTAGCGGCTCAACAGTTGTATGGAAGTCCAGAAGCTACGACTACGTTACAAGGTCAGGAGCTTGAACTTCGCCGAGGTGAGTTGTTAGGTCAGATAGATCAAGAACAAACCCTAGCTGCGCAACAGGCTCTTGGCTCGATCGGTGGTGAAGATACCTTAGCACGTGACGCCCTACAGCAGGAAGCTACTCAGGCTTCTGCGGAGCGTGGTTTACGCAGGACTGAGGGTTTGGCAGAACGTAATCTTACACGTGGCCAAGCTGGTTTGGACCGTCAAGCAGCAGCGGATTTACAAGCTGCACGTATTACAGGCACAAGTGAACTACAACAAGCTCAGTTTGATGAAGCATTGCTAGAGCGTGAAGCACGTGAACGTGAATCAGGACGTCAAAGAGATCTAGCGCGTGAGGAACTATACGGCGGATATACCACTGAGTATGACAGGCAAATGGGCCGTGTAGGTACACTAGCTAAGACCGAAGGCGCTGCTGAACGTCAGGCTAGAGCAGATCTCCAACAAGCTCAGTTTGGGCAAGAAACTTCACAAGCAGCACTTCAGCGAGGTTTAGCTAGAGAAGAGTTATATGGTGGAGTTACTACAGATTACGAACGTGCTATGGGAGCTAAAACCTTAGCAGCTAGCGGTCAAGCTGCTGATATAGCTGCTGAGAATCGTAGATTAGCTGAAATGGAAACAGCTGGAGCATCTCAACGTGAAATTGCTCTAGCTCAACAGGCAGAGATAGAACGTTCGGCTTTAATTCGTGAAGGTTTTGAAGGACGTAGAGTTGGTGTTGCAGAGCAAACGCGTAGAGATCAAGTTGCTCAGGAACGTCAGCGTATGGCTCTTGCAGAACAAGAGTTATATGGTGGAGCAGAAGAAATAACGCTTGATAACTTAGAGCTTGATCCTGCGCTAGAAATGGGAGCAGGGCGTAATGCTGCTGTTCGTCAGGCATTGCAACAGCGTTTAGGTCGTGAGCCTTCCCAGGATGAAGTTGCTGCTATTACAGGTGGAAATTCTATAAGAGGTCGGCAGACTTTAGCTGCTCAAGAAGCACGTGAAGGTAGGACATTTGCTGCAGGGCAGGCTGCTTTAGACAGGGGATTGACTAGAGGCGAGTCTAGCCTAGCGCGAGAGTTATCGAGAGAAGAATTAGCTCAGCGTGGGGAATTAGCAGAAGCTGATATTACATCGCGTGAAGGTTTAGCACGTAGTCAGCGCGCTTTAGACAGAGAAGCGTTGTATGGCACAGGTGATATTAATCAACAGCGAGGATCTACGTTAGCCGCTAGAGATACAGCAGCTGCTAGGGGTCTTGAAGAACGTAGACTTACAGAAGCTGAGCGCGCTGGTGCTGATATGTCTAGGCTGCAAGAAGCTGAGTTGTATGGGCGTCAACTTAGTGATTATGAACGAGCTATGGGAGGCACAGCTACAGTAGCATCTAGGCAAGCTGCTCAAGACTTAGCACTTCGCAGACAACTAGGAGAAGGTCAACTAGAGCAGGATACTAGGCGTACTGATTTAGCTAGGGATGAACTACGAGGGTATTCAGAGCTTTATCCTGGAGGTATGCGAGAAGATACAGCTGCTGTTAGAGAAGGTAGAGCAGCGCGCGGCTTAGAAAGCCGTAGGTTGGATGAAATAGAGAGGGCTGCATTAGCAGGTGAAGGGTTACAAGCGCGAGGTTTAGGCCAAGACTCTAGACGTTTAGATTTAGCTGCTGCTGAATTATATGGAACAGCTAATGAATACGAACAAGGTGGAAGTACTTTAGCCGCTAGAGAAGCAGGACTTGATAGAGAGCAGCGTGTATTAGATCGCTCTTTAGATCGAGAAAGACTTGACTTAGCAGAAGAAGAATTGTATGGCGGCATAGGTTATAGAGAAATGGCTGGAAATACGTTAGCTTCTCGTGAAGCAGCTGCTGATCGTAAGTCACGCGAAAGTATGGCTGCATCTGATATAGCTTCTCGAGAAGGCATAGCTAGCAAAGGTCGTGCGTTATCGCGTGAGGAAATATACGGGACAGGCGATTCAAGACAATATGGAGGAGATACGCTTCGAAGGCAGCAGTATGATGCAGATCAGAGTAGGCAAAATGCTCTTGATAT